ACAGTTGACTCAAATTTTTTAAGGAAGGGGACCACACCTGTGTGTTGAACTTCTCCACCCCTGATTTTACTGTTGATCCCCCTGATTCTACCTGCGTTAATACCGATACCAGCCCTCTGTGCGACATATTTGCCAATAGCCATATCACTGCTAAAGATACTATCGAGGGTGTCATCAATATCAACCAGAACACAAGATGCATATTGACGAATAGGTGTTCTGACTCCTGCCATAATGGGCGTTGGGAGGTTGATTTGGTGCTTGCTGATTGCGTCATAGTAATCTTTAACGTACTTTAAACGAGTCTCTAAAGGATAAACTGAAAATATAGTAGCCGCAATAAGTATATACATTTGTTGCGGTGATTCATAGATTGCCCCAGTGCTTCTATCTTGCACTAGATACTTATCTACTACCTGTCTAAGACCAGCGTATGTAAACTGGTCATCTCTGTCATAATCTATGTAGTTATTGATTCTATCCCACTCAATATCATTGTAACTACCCCATAAAGTATCGTCATATATTCCTTTTTCTGCTCCTTTGAAAAGATGATCTTTGATATGAGGATGCTTACGTTCACGTCCAAATAATTTCTTACGAAGACTAACACTAAGCAACCTTGCAGCAACAAATTGATAATTAGGATTCTCTAAAGTAATCAAATCACTTGCAGATCGTACTAAAATGTCCTGAATCTGTTCAGTTTTAATACCATCATAAAACTGTAGGTTGGAATTGATCTCCACTTGACTTGCAGAGACCCCTGTAAGACCTGCACAAGCCTCTTCAACCATTGCGTGAACCTTTTCTAGGTTCAGTTCTTCGGTCTTGCCTCTACGTTTTACTACTTGCATCTTTTCCATTCGGTAAGTTTAACTTTTGCTTCAAGTCCTCTGTACGTGTTAGATTGTATCACGTCAAGGACGTTATGTCCAGCCAATATCATATCATTGATATCTTTTTGGACAATTCTGGATGGCCATATGACGATGGCATCTCCTGAGGAGATGGTTTTTCCCATACGTCCGACGATCTGGGGATTACGTGGTTCGTTATCATAGATCCACACAGCATCGCTAATCCCCCAACGACTGAGATGAACGTCAGCTCCGCACATAGCAATCGCTTGTGGAATGAAAGCTGCGTCCAATGGTCCTTCAAGGACGTAGATAGTTTTGGTTTTGTCAACATCACTTAATCCATATACTTTAGGTACATCATCTTGTAGCATTACTGTAACGTAACGCAATTTATCCTTAGGGTTTAAGGATCTACCTTGATAACCAAATAGATTACCTTCCTCATTTAACAAAGGAATAATAATACGAGACTCCTCACTGTCTGTGCTGTCATACGTATGTTTCAGGGTGTTTGTCCACTCCTTGAACTTGTCTGCGTAATAGAATTTTGACAGGTCAGGTATCTTTCTGCTTTCTAGGTATTCTCTTGCAGGATGTCCTATATTTAGCTCAGAAATTTTTGGAAGATTTACGGTTTTCTTCTTCTTAAAGACAGGTTTTTTAAAGACCTTAGTGTCTATCTGACGTTTACGTCCACCAGATGATTCCTTAAATTTTTCTAAGTTATATTGCTCCCACAAGATCTTATCTTGATCCTGCAAGAAATTAAAAAACGCCTTCGATATGCCACAATTGTGACACTTGAAGACGAGTCCTGTCTTAGTTGTAAATAAGTATCCTCTGGTCTTAGACTTTCTCTTTTCTGAGTCACCACAATAGGGGCAACGGAAATTGTAGAGGCCAGTTTTCTTCTTAGCGAACCCCTGTAACCTAGGAGACAAGAGATTTACGTACTGCTGGTCTAAAAATTGCATCAGCAGAAGTGGAGGTCAATGATATTGTATCAGATTGTGGTGGTGGTGTCAACATAGGTTTTACAAACTTCTGCCCTACTGGACTCACAACAAAACTTATGATGGAAATTGCACCAGCAATTGTCCACATCTTCTTTTCCATAATACGAAGTCTTTCATCTACCTTGCGAATATCTCTCTCACATCCTGCCTTAATCTCTTTACTCTGACGGTTGACCTCTCTATGAAGCGATTCAACTTTCTCGAATAATACCGCATCTATCCTATCCTGTTTGTCTAATTTTTCATTATGGACAGCAAGCAGCTGCCCCATCTTCATAGAATTTTCCTGAAGAGTACTAACTACTTTTTCCAGCCGCTCTATTATAGCAGCGTTAATACTCTCAGCCATTATTAATTCTTAACTGCGAAATCTACTGCTTTCAGATAGGTTTCTGGTGAATGATTAAGCATTTGACGGAACTTAATCTGGTTAGCAGGGTCAAGTTGACTGTATACATCTGTTACTCTCTTAGCAGAGTATGTATCAAGTTTCATTGACTTGTCACCTACTGCAATGTCAGCAAAACCTTGATCATCACCAACCTTTTTATCCACTAGAGCTACTGCTGTGTCTAGTACATCAACCTCAACAGACTCTTTCTTTAATTTCTTTGTTTGATCGGATGCCTTCTTCTTAAAATCAGAAAGACGTGCCTTCATAAGAGTGTCCATTTCCTTAGTCTTGGACTGCATCTTCTTCTTAGCTTCGTCACGCTTCTTCTGGAGATCCTTAGCACGTCCTAACTTCTTCTGTTGTTGGATTTGCTTCTGAGCTCTTTCGGTCTCAGTTGCTGCTTCAGTGATTTTTTTAGATTCTTCAGCCATTTTTTTGTTGCGACCTGACATAATACGAGAGACTAATTTACGACCAGCCTTTGTACGACCGTCGTATTTTGTGCTGTTGTTCTTTTTATATTTAGAACGATTTCTTTTTCCAACTATGATGTGAGTAGGAGGCAAAGCAATCTGACTACCGTCTCCAGCTGAATTGATTGGTGCGTCCTCATTCATAGTAGTATAAGTTCTTCTAAAGTATATGTATCTAAGTAAGGATCATCAAGTTCCTCTGGAAGGTAGTTGAGATACTTAAGAAACGACTTCAACATACTCCAATGATGCTCATCTATTTTATGAAACAACATAGGTGTTGATGCGTCACCAAATACATTAAATAAAATTATAATATGATTAAGAATTAGGTGAGTCTTTAACTCTCCTGTCTTTTCATAACGTTTCAATAATCGTTTGATGTATTTAAAACGCTTCAAATCCTCAAGGAAGTCGTCGTAAGTTATTCCTTGAGGATTTTCATAGTGCTTGGAAGCGAATAGGAGGAAGTTATCATCATTTAGAAATTCAAATTTCATCCCTCATATTATGCAAATGTTATAGACTTATAAGCAGATGTTACTTCTTCTGCACCACCAGCAGATGTTACTTTAACACGATACTCATATCCGTCAAGTACTGCTTTAGTACCTGCGGTAATTGTGAGTGCTGTTGCTGCTCCCGAAGTTACTCCAGTAGCTGTTCCAGTGTTACCATATACTCCACCGTCTAGTGAAGATGTGATGTTAACCCAACGAAGTCCTGTTGCAGTCTTACGTTGCCACTGTGTGCTAAGTGCTGATGAGTCACTTGATGCAGCAGTAACTGTAAGTGCACTTGTAGTAACGGGGTCACTAAGACCTGTTAGTGCTACTAGATCTTGACTGAATGTGATTGCAGATGCTGCGTCAGCTACTATACTATCATCACTCTGTGTCTCGTCTGCGTTTGCTTCTGGATCTGTTAGAGGAACAAGAAGTTCTGATTTATGGCGTGTATTACCAGCAGTATCGGTATAGGTGATGTAGTTCCACCAACCTGGTCCAGTGAGTCCACGCTCTTGGTTCTCACTAAGTGCTGCTTCTGTCTCGTCAACGAAGACCACAGTCCCTCCACTAGCGTCTGCTGCGACGGTAGTTTCGACTTTCGTCTTGTTGGCGTTACTGTCAGTATCTCCGTAAAGTGACATTGTTTTTACCGTTTTTAGTATTTATTAAAGTGTGAATCCTTCGACTTTACCGAACTTATCGGTAACACCAAGCACTTGGAAGTTAGTTTGACTACTAAGTTTAGCAGTTTCATTTGTCCATTTATCCCTAGCCTGACGATTGTGGGTTTCAACTTCAGAAGCTGGTATATCTACCCATTGTCCGTCTCTAATGCAAACTTCCAACTCTGCTGGAGAAACTACGTTCTCAGCAGCAGTAACTAGTTTTGCTTTTATGACTGGACCTACAAGACCAGATCCAAGACCACCTTCTTTTGGATAAACACTAATACACTCACCTTTAGTGTTCATTATAACAGCAAACTCTGCTCCACCATTACTGATGTCGTCGCCATTATCATCAACTAATTGAACTGTTGGAGTAACACCAGTTTCATACAAACCACCGTCTAGTATTCTAACTGCGGTTACTTCACCTCTACCATCATAATTGCCAAGCCAATACTTGATAGTACCGTCATCTTGAGGTACTGCCGTAATAGTATCCTGTTCTTGACGTTCAATGAATTGAGGTTGACCTTCTCTAAGGTTTGCCATTACTTTATTACAACTATGGTCTGAGTATATTTATAAAACCTGAACACTATGACTCTAGTAGTGCTTTTGCTACAGCAGCAACTAGTTCATCATCAAGTTTGTTTTCTGTCTTAGCAGCTGCTTTTTTCAGCAACTTAATAACAAAATCTTTGATAACAGAATCAAGATCATCGGGTATTCTATCAACAGCTTTATTGATTATGCTGATAGCAATGGGCATAAAAAAATTAATCATCTCAAAATAAGCAAGATGATTTATTTAGGCTCTTTCTTCAATTTCTTCATACGTTTCGCAGCCTTTTTCTTAACCTCCTTCGGATCATCTGTGTCGGAATTAATCTCAGGCATAATCTCTATCTCTGAGGTATCCTCAGATGTTAATTCCTGTCTTAGTTGGTAGAATGTTTTCATAGTACTGAGTACTCCTCTAGATCTTTTACCCAAGATCTAAAGATCTTGTTGTCTTCTGCTAGTGCTATTATATAGTTAGGTCCACGACGAATTACCTTACCACACTTACCGTTGGTAGTGTTCTTCACCCAGTCACCTTCAAGAAATACATTATTAAAATGGAAATCCTCTTGAACCTCACGTTCAAAATGCTCTTTTATTTCTACACGAAATTGTTTAAATGATTTCATTTAACTAGCATCAGTAATCGCAAGAATTGCTGCTTTGAATGCTTCAAAGTCAGCAGATGCATTTAAAGCATCCTTCAACTTAGCAAGAGGGATCATATAGCTTGGCGATTGTGCTGCACCACCTTCATTATGTTGTGCTACTTTAAGGAAATCTCCCTCAAAGTAAAGAGTATTGTCAGATAAGAACAAGTGTCTTACCTTATACTCTGCATTACCTAAATCATATGCTGCATTAGCATATGGAATGATGTGACCAGCACTAGTGATCTTCCAACGATCAGTGCCTTCTGTCTCGAATTTAATCGTACCATTACTACCAGTATCAACAACTTCTACTGAAGTATTACCTTCATCTATTTTATCAGTAGTACCAGCACCACCACCGATTCCTACACCACCTGCGGTGCTTCCATCAGAAATTTTCAGGGTAGTTGAATCAGGATCGTAAAATAATTCTCCCTTGTTACCTACAAAAGTAGCAGCAGAGGTACCACCCAACTTTTCTAGAAAGGGTCTATAAGTATCAGCCATTGTTCTTATCGAAATCGTGAATGTTTTCTGATCCTCCTATGGAAAAAGGATTGTATTTTGATGTAGCAATCTCATACATCTTTTGATGTATATCTGCTATTTCTTCCTCTGGTCTAGGATTCTCATTAGAGTCTGTTGCAATAGGCATAGTATCGTGGGGGTGTGGAACATCATCAAACCATTCATCAAGTGGTAATCGGTGTAAGATTCTCATTTTTTCTTGGCTTTTTTCTTGATGTTCATCAACTTCTTCTTAGCAGGAGGTGGTGTGTCATCATATCTGTAATTGGATGTTGGATTATTAACCAATGGATCCGTTTCAATAATTTCTGAAAGATTATCACTGAGATTAAATACAAATTCTTCACTAGCATCAGAGTTACTACCTTGATACTCAGACATTCTTTGTGTCTTTTCTTCCTGAGATACGTCATCTACTGTATAACGATCCCACATTCTTCCACCATAGCCACAGGTGCCACGTTTCTCCCTCTTCTCACAAAGACGACAATACTTTTCACCAGTCTTTTTCTTAGCTGGAGGACACTTAAATTCGGATAGTTTCTTCATTTGAAATTAGATGGTAACGCACTCTTAATCTCGTTCATCAGCTTCATACATTCTCCATCGCTCAATGCTTTTGGAATACCTGCACGAAAAGTAGGAAAGTCTTCAGCAAATGCTGCACGTCTCATCTTAGTACCAGAGATTGCAAACGTATCACCGTCTGCATCACGATTACCAGAGGAAACAATGTCTAATTTCCTGAAATAATAGTCCTTACCATTGTATTTATGAATCCACTGAAATGCATTAACACGATCCGAACCAACAACCAACGTTGCATCCTCATAACCTGCTGCTTGTATGTCTTGTAAGCATTCAATCACAGATTTTTGAGCACCAACTATGTTTGTAGCATAGGTACGGAACATTTTCCTCATCCACGCTACTTTACTGTCTGGTTTTAATGGATTCTTACCACTTTTATCTTGCGTCTTTGATGTATAGATCCTCCAGTCACATTTAGAAGCTGCTGTTTTGACCCCTTTTATATTCTCCTCGTGTCCTGTAGTGGGTGGCTGGAACCTACCAAAGGTAAAGAAGCAACAATCGTATAGTTTTTCTAACGCCATTGCTTCTGAATAGTAAAGTTGTTGTATGCAAACTCAAGACGGTTAACCAGTTTGATCATATCACCATCTTGATGTAGTACATAACCCTCAGGTGTAGTAACCTTGTATCCCTTTTCAGTTTCTACGTAAGTTCTGAATCTTTCTAGGTGATCTAGTTTGTCTATAATAAATTGTTTAACATCTTGTATCTCTTTATAGAGTTTCAACAACTGAGTAAAGTTAGTTTCGTTATTATCTAGGTACACTTCACTCTCAAATACTAACTTACGCTTAACTGCAAGTGTCTTGGGAGTCTTGATCTTAGCAAGTTCCTTCTTCATCTTCTCGTGATAGAACTCTATCAAGTTATCAAGTGCTTGACGTGGATTGCCTATAGCCACACCTTGACGTACCTGACTATTAAAGAACTGCTTAAGGTAACTAGCAACGTGCCACTTAGCTTCACCAGTTGTTCCAATGTTTTCCACAATATTATCGAGGAATTCCCCACAGTTTCCACAGAGGTGATCTATCCGTTGAATATATTGCTCAAAAGTGGTACATTCTTGAGCCGTAAGGGTCACTTCGTTGATGGGAGTGTCGTTAGATATGACTGCTACTTCACTAGCACGTGAGAATGTCTTGATAGGAGCACCAGCTTTTGCTTGCATCTCTCCAAAAGTGGTACCACTGTAATGCGTATGGAATACTACACCAATCTTTGATTGCTTGACCTCTTTACCTATGTCGTGTTCCTGAGGTATTCCGTACGTAATAGTATTAGGTCTAAACGTATATAATTTCTCACCATCTACAGTCTCAGTCTTTAAAGTACTGTCTGTGTATAGTAAATCTCCCTGTACAACTCCTCTAATGTTCAACTTACTGAAGTAACGTAGAGAATACTTCAACTTCTCTGCTAGATCTCCCTCATAATATACATCAACATCCTCTTCTGTGTAGCAAACCTTAGGTGCAGTCTTAGCAAAGACAGACTTAGTACCCACAAAGAACATACCACTGTTAGGATCAGTACCACATACTACAGATGGTGCTCCATCCCATTTGGTTTGTAAAAATCCTCTTGCATCAGCAGTCTTACCAAGCATCTTATATAATTCCTTCAAGAAAGCAACAGACGCAGCACAACCATCAGAACCATAGTTCAACATTTCATCTTCTAAGTGTTCAAGGTGTTTAAGTTGCTTTACATTAGACATTATCGTGTGCGTCCTCCTCTGAGTCACCTGGAAATTTAGTCATAATGCTTTCACCTTTCATCTTATATCCTGACTGTAGCTTGTCTGGATACACACGATCTGGATCTGCTTTACTTCCCTTATCAGATGTATTTCTGATATTAAAAGCCATATCCAATAATGGTGTTGTTAAGTTTATATTAACACGTTTTGCCCCTCCTGTGTTACCACCATATGCCACTTTGACACCTGACGCAACGGAAGCAGCATTTAAAAATTTCTCATCAATTTCTAGATGATGTATATGTCCATTGTGTAAATGGACATAATGATATCCCCAACCAAGAGATCCTTTAATCAATTGCTTAAGTAAGTTACGATCATAACTAGGAGAATTATCAATCTCGTGGAAGTTACGGTTACCTGCTTGAAAGTTATTAAAGGTAGCACAAAGCAAATCTTGCTTTAGACCAAATGTTTTAATCAATGCTAGTCCTGCTTCAGTAGTAATACTACCTGCTTTAACTTGTTCTACAGGAAACACGTTGGTCTTAAGACCTAAGTTAGATAAGTTTGTGGTACCACTTGTCTTTAATGACAGATATGTATTCCTTTCTTGCTCCCCCTTACACTGTGTCACCAACGTTACGTCAGTAACCGTTGCACCAATATTATATCCTTTAGATGGTGAGGCACCACCTATCTGCCATTGACCATTAACAATTTTCATTGGTCTTTTCTTGTTCTCAGCACCTTCAGGTACTACTCTCAATGCTGTACAATTCTCCAGACCATAATGATCTACAAGACCAAAGATAAAATGTCTATACTTATTATTTTTTAACTGATCTGGATTCTCAATCCAATCATTGAGCAAGTTCTCCATCTCTCTTTCAAAGAGACCACCTTGGTTTGCTGCTCCTCGGTTTCCTCTACTACCATTACCAAAATCAGGTTGCAAATTTTTGATCTTAAGTCTGGACTTGATATCTCTTATAGTAAAACTTCCTACTAGTTGACGAGTGATTTTACAAACAGATTTATTAGTAGGATCAAATGCAATTGGATCTGGTACTACGGTACCATAGTGATGTTTAAGTTCATTAAATAATCTAAGGGCTTCAGAAGCACGGACTTTATCCATATGCTTCACTGCCTTTCCTGCTTCCTCAAAAGTTTTTGGTAGAACATTGTATGCCATACCAATATTTAGAGTTTTTATCCTTCTTGATCGATAATTTCCTGTAAGGTGAATAAGGATCTAAATTGTATATTATTCTTTTCCCATATACTATGATCATCCATCCTATCAACGATAGCAACAACACGATTAACAACGTAACCTGCATCACGTAGGACATTAACCGCCTTCATAGCACTACTACCAGTGGTAGTTACATCCTCTAGGACTGTGACAATAGAACCCTTCTCAGGTTTTGGACCTTCGATAACTTCCTTTGTACCATATTTTTTAGGATTCTTCCTAACAATAAGAGCATCAATGTGCCCTCCTTTATAGAATGCTCTCTGTGCTACACCAACAACCAATGGATCACCACCTAGAGTAAGACCACCAACTGCTCTAGACCCTTCATCCAACTTCTTTACCATCAAGGTAGATAGAAGTGCATTACCTTCACAAGATAATGTTACAGGTTTGCAGTTGACATAATGGCTACTTGTATGACCAGAAGAAAGAGTAAACTGACCTTTCTTATATGCTCTCTCCTTAATGAGTTTGAGTAATGTTGCTTTGTATGCTGGATCGGTCATTAGATATCACCTTGCTTACGATTCTCAGACATATCAACTTGAAATGTTCCATCAGGATATCTAGCAAGTAACTTTGCCATATTAGTTGCTAATACTTTATTGAAATCAAATCCTAGTGCCATACAAGCTTGACTATAATACCAGAATACATCTCCTAGTTCCTTCAACATATGTAACTTAACATCATCAGTAAGTTCCTTACCTTGAAAAGCAATCTTCTTAACTATCTCTGTAAACTCTCCACCTTCTGCACTGATACCAACAGCAGCAGTCATAAGACGTGCGATGTCAACTCCTTTCTTATCTAGTTCTGCAATACGAGCTATAAACTCACCATTATTTTTTGATGGAATACTTGTGGTTTGATCCACAAACTCCATATACTGATCGACATCTACGATCATACGTTCTTCAGTCATACTACAAAATCAGCAAATTTGGAAGTAGATTCTTTATTAAAATCGGGTGTGAAGTCAATGTCTTTGGCTTCTGCCTCGGCATCAGAACCTTGCTCTACATCATACAGCTTCATCTTCGCTCTGTCAATACCCACGAGGAATCTTCTATACATTGTAGGGTCATTGTATCTATTCTTTAACTGTTTAACCATTATCTGATTTTGGGATTCCAACTCCTCGCTAGAAATGAGAGCGAACATAAAATCAGCAGTAGCAGGGAGTCCGAAGGACTCTGAAGTGTCAGTAAGGTCAACATCAGTAGAGCCGAAACCAGCACGAGTAGTTTGAGTAGCACTAACGATCGGTAAATCAAATTCGACAGCCAATCCCCTAAGTTCTTCCGCAATCGCTTTAACATAAGTGTAAGAGTTAACAATGGCACCTTTGTATCTGGAAGAAGCACAGATGTTAAGGTAGTCTATAAAAATTATATCTGGTGCAAATGATTTCTTCAACGACAATTCATTCATCAATGATCTGAAATGACCTGCGTGTGCTGACGCAGTAGGATACTCTTTAATAATAAGTTTACCCTGTGTCTTACGTGACAGATCTGATACCTTAGATTCAAAGATCATCCTAGGTAATTCTGGAATGTCCTTGATGTTTACATTAAGTAAGTTAGCATCAATACGTTCAGCAATCTTCTCCTCTGCCATCTCAAGGGTGATGTACAATACATTCTTTCCTTGTGATAAACACGCTGCTGCAACGTGGCACATAAACAATGACTTACCTACTCCTGTTCCAGCGAGAGCAACATTGAGTGTTTTGTTTGGGATACCACCCTTGGTAATCTTATTGAAGTACTCCAGATCAAACGGAGTTTTTTCCTCGTCAGTAGTATAGAAATCGAAGCGTTCTTGATAGTCAACCAAGTAGTCGTGACCAATATGGTCATCAAAAGAGACCGATAAAGCTTCCTTAAGAATATCAGGAATCGCATCCCTACTTTTCTTCTCATCCTTTCCATCAGCAAGCTTGATAGACTCCATCAAGGCTATGTATATTGCCCTGTCTTTACACCACTTCTCAGTGGCATCAAGCAACCAATCCTGTGTAGGATCTTCCTCTACATCCTTGAAAGAGACACAGATATCTCGGACTTGACTATAAGTCTCATCAGAAACATCTTGCCGTCCTTCGACTTCAATGAGTATAACCTCCGTGGTCGGGAGACGGTCATATTTAGAAGAGAATTTTTGTATCTCTTCAAAAATGATTTTTTCATCAAGTTCCTCATAATACTCAGGCTTTACAAAAGGAAGAATCTTACGAAAGTAATCTTCATTACGAAAGAGACTACGTAAGATAGTTCTTTCTACACGTTCATTCATTGCCATACTTAAATTCTTTTGAAGCACACTCATCGAGTGCTTGCATTACTTCGGGGGTAAAGTACTTTTCTGGTTCCTTAAGAACGGCACTAGGATATACTGAAGTGCCACCAAACACAAAGCGATTTGCCTTGCGTTGGAATACTCCGTGCTTTTCACCCAGTTCCAGTAGTCCGTAATACTTGTCAAGTCCTCGCTCGTCAAAGAACAACCTTACTTTAACCTTACTGTTCTCTTTTGTAAAGCGACTTTTACGATTTGTGGCAGTAATGAGATTGCCAACAACCTCGGTACCGTCTTTCTCCTTAGCTTTCGATAAGAAAATAATGTTAGAAGCAGCGTACTTAAGTCCTGTTCCACCACCCATCTCCTTCATAGGAACATAGCTACCTACTACATCGTAGGTATGATTAGTAACTAGCAGTGGTATATTCGCTCGACCAAGATTAAGTGTCAAGACCCTAAAGATAGACTTGATCACTTGTGCTCGTGTCATATCTCTGGTATCTTTTCCTGCTGCGGAATCTTCAATTTCTTTAGAAGTTGATAAGTTACCAAGACTATCTAGCACCATAAGCAATGGTGGCCTATCATCTTTGTTAAGTTTCTCATACTCAGACACTATCTTCATAGCCTGTGTACGAAACTCTTGCACAGTAACAACAGGTACTACACCTACACGTTTAACATCAAGTCCTCTGTCAGCCATCATATCTTTTGATATAGCAGACTCAGACTCAAAGTAAAGAACATTACCCTTAGGGTTCTGCTCTAGAAAATTCTTACAGACGCTAAGGGCAAAGAAAGTCTTTCCTGTGGAAGACTCTCCTGCAAGTGCTGTAACCTTGTTTGAAGGAATGCCTCCAAATACTGATCCAGATACAAGAGCATTAAAAATATAGCTACCAGTATCAACCCAGTCAGCATTGTCACCAGCAGCAATTCCTTGGTCTGCGACTGCTGCATACTCATTACCAATCTCCTTGATAACAGAATTTAGAAAACTCATTAGAAAAATTCCATAAGACTACCAGAACGTTCTGGTTTCCATCCAATACATTCTAGCACAGAACGCAAGGGTTCGTAGAATGCTTTATTAAATTGTTTGTCGTGGTCTATATATTTCTCCAAATTAAACTCGGATGGTAAGTCTTGGAAAAATGAGATCACGTTCTCCTGTATAGGATTGGGTGTCTTGAGATAGACAAACTTAATCTTCTCACCCTCTTGGATAAAAGCATTCTTATGTTGAATCTTTTTATCCTTGATATGGTGATTGTACAACAACGCACCACGTACGTGTATGGGAGTACCTTTCTGATAGATCTCCCTAGGATGTCTATACTTGGTGACACCATTACATCCACGTGGGAATGCAATGTCAGAAACTAATGCCTGACGGGTCTCCTTCTTACAATCATCGATGTACTCAATAACTGTATCGTTATCAGCAGACATAATAAGTCTGAACGCCTTCTTAAGACGATCTCTGAAGTACTGAGGAACAGAAGACCTCGCAGTCTCCAATCCCATAATTTTCATCTTTGGTTCACTATATCTTACTCCTTCAGAATCCCATACATTAAGAATGTAGCGTTTCTTTGCTGTCCAAATACCACGGTCAGCAATGTTCTCACGCTTCATTATCATCTTCTGGTCATACGCCGCCACATACGTTGCAAGCTCCTCATACGAGGCATCAATGAACGGTTCCAACTTATCTTTGCAGACCTTATCAAGTAAGTCAACGATCCGAATCTTATCGTCAGACTTATTACTAAAAAATTTATCAACAAGAGGTCCGAGATTAAGATAAATCGAATCGGTGTCAGATGCGATGACATAATCCTCATCCAAGGTGGACAAGAGTTTATTTAGGTAAGTGTTTATCTTATTCTCTATCCAACGGATAGATACCTGTCCAGACAAGGTGATTGCTTCTGCGTTCGCTAGTTTATAATATCTAAAATACTCATTACCAATAGCACCATAAGCACTATTCAATTGAATCTTCCTAGCCATCTGGAAGTTATTAAACTTCGATATCTTTTTCTCTAATGTGAGGGAAGGTTCTTTCTCATAGTTCTTCTTCGCCTCAATCATATTACGTTTGTAGATACTACGTTCATCGTAGATCTTTTCCATTAGTTCTGGTAGAAAACCCCGTACATCCTTACGATACTGAGCACCGTTAGCACAAACACAATCATCCCCATCAATTGACACCTCTCCATTTAATATCCCTTCAACGCTGGCACTACTGTGTCTAGTCTCCCTGAGGGTCTCTGGGGAGATGTTATATTGCATAATAAGATGAGGGTACAGGCTATTGAGGTCAAAATTAACAACCCAGTCATAGCGTCCTGGTTTCGGTTCCTTGACATAAGCACCTGCGTATTTGTCAGACTTCTGATTCTTTATCTTGGGAGGTATTACTATATTCTTTTTTCTTAGATAGTTATATATGATACTATCCCACATCCGCACCTGAGAAAAAACATCTTCAAGGTTGACCTTAGCATCATACGCAAGCGTAAACGCTAAGTCCATAAGCTTCATCTTGTCTTCAAGTTGATCAACCAGACGTACGTCGTGGATGTTGTACTCTACAAATTTCTGCCAGTCTTGGGTATAGAACTCCTTGAAGGTGTCAAATTCTGAGTGATCTAATTTCTTAGACCCTAACTCTACTAGTGCTATGTGATCCAAACGGTAGGATTCCTGATTTGTATAAGTGAATTTCCTATACAAATCAAGATAGTCCAGCACCGTTATCCCCGATACATCATAAGAGATGTTCTTTCTGCCCTGTATATAAATTTCACGGGAACTCAGTAGTTTCCAAGGTGAAAAGAATTTCGTCTGCTTGTCACCAAGCACACGAGCCAAACGATTACAGATATACGGAACATCGAACAGTTGAACATTCCAACCTGTAATTACATCGGGATAGTTTTCGATCCACCAAGCGAGATACTTCTGAAGTAGTTCCTGCTCGTGAGCACATTGTGTGTACGATACATCAGCGTGCTTGTTCGTAAAAGGTTTGGAACCCCATACGTGATACAAGCCCGTAAAACTGTCCTTAACTGAGATAAGTAAGATTTCCTGATCAGCAGATTCGATGTCGGGGAATCCGTTTTCTGCTGCTGTTTCAATATCGATCGTGAACACACGTATCTTACTTGGATCATAGTCTACTTCACCAGGGAAGTTATCACTGATCCATTGATAGAGATAAGCCTGATTACCAGATATCTCAAAACCATCAACATCCTCATACTGCTGGCAAAATTGCTTACAGTCTCGGATGCCTCCTGGCTGAATAGGTCGAACGTGTTCACCATATAATGTGGTAAACTTAGACTCTTTCTTACTCTTTACGTAAAGGGTAGGTCGAAACTCGTCACGAAAACGAACTTCTTTATACCCATCACAACCTCTAACAAGAATTCGATCACCAACTTGGTCAACGTTCTTGTAGAACTTCATTATAAGAAGAGATAAGGGCAGGAGTAGGTTCGACTATAGTAAGAATCTGATCCGATTGAATCATCATCTCATTCTGTATTGTAACAGACTTAAGCCATCTTGTCAACTCGTTACCCTCCACCAAATATGGATCTATTAATCTAACATCTGGTTCACCAGGCAACTCTGCCTCAGTCGGTTCCACCTGTGTCAGGAGTGTCTGCTGGTTCTTCAGTAGGACTATCTGTGGAGAGATCATTTATACTAGTAGGGTCAAGGGATTCTTCTCCTTCGCCAAAGCGTTCTGTGAAGTGCTCAACTAATGGAGGAAGTGGATCACACATTGTAAGGAATGCGTGTTCTTTAACTAAGAATTTTTTCTGTGCAGATAGAGGTGCCCAGTTCTCAAACGTAACGTTTGGTCCTTTCTCAGGCTCCTCCATATTCTTAAAGATCTTACAAATTTGTGGATCTCTTAAAATAAAACCTTGAGGTTTCTGTTCTGCATCTCTTATCTCGTAAACATCAGCGATGACTTCCTCACCACTTTTCATTAACAAGAGTTGTATGGACATTTTAAAATCTTTTTATATATTATAAAAGACCCCCTGACATTTGTCAAGGGGTTAGATGGTTAAAGGTAATCTTTACGAGAGTGGTGTTCAGGGACGATCTTACCTAACTCGATAGTCAACAGACCATCTTCAAACTTTACATCTCCAACTTCTGTATCGTCAGAGAGTTGCCAAGTGCGTTTAAAAGATCTCTGAGCCAATCCTTTGTGTTGGTATTTAATGTCAGTTTCTTTATCTTCCTTCTGACCCTCCACAAAGAGTTTACCATACTCAGAATATACTTTTACTTCTTCGTTCTTGAATCCTGCTAGTGCTATCTCTAGTCTGGACTCTACGTTGTTGACTTGGACAAGGTTGTAAGGAGGATAGTTACTTGTAGTTTCGTGTAGATTAAAAAACTTATCAAGGTAATCATCCATCCCAATACTGTTTCTTGTGATCCGATCCATTAGTTCTGGAAGATCGGCAGCACGATATCTTTGAATGTTCATTTTGGTTCTCCTTTAAAAGCGAGTGTTAAATTGTGGTCCCCGAAGGCGACACTACTATTTAACCACAACACCCAAAAATATCAAAGTCGGTTTTTACTCTTCTTCAGACGGTTTCTTCGCCATAAATCCTTGAGCAGCTAGTTTACCTACAGGATTTGAAATAGACAACATAGAAACTAAAGAATATCTTAGATGTCCTTCTGGATACCAAGCAGGATCATAACAAGCAGTATGAAAGATAGATCCTCTATATGCACTAATACAATTAAAGCGAGCAGGTATCACACCCAATTGGGTGTAACATTCATCACCCCGAAAATACTGCCAGTCATCAACTTCTCCAGTTGCTACTCTACCCTGATCCATTCTCTGTGTTATAACACGAGGATGTAACTTAGCAACTTTTTCATATAACCTAATATCATTAAACTCTTCTCCCTGAACATTAATACGAAAGAATGCTGTACCTTCTCTTTCATCCAAATCATCCGATAAGAATAAATTAAATGCCATATCAGATGGATCAACGTGAGGATAATAGTTACTATTAATAGACTTCATACCTTTCCAAAAGAGATTACAATAGCAAGAGAAGTCATACCAAGTTACTGTTTTACTAGTAATCTTAAATTTCTGAACTAAACCATTAAGATATTGCACATACTCTTTACACCACTCATTACAAATAGGCTGTTGTATACCAGGAGCACCAGTCTTAGTTGGTACAAGATCATTAGTACCAGTACAATAAGCAGCATTAATTAAAAAATCCCTAACATCATAAGGATTCATTAACACATCATCGCAAAGAAGATACTTAGTTTCTTTATATTTTGGATCAATATATTCTGTATACTCTTTTCTGTTAGGATTTAATTCAAATAAAGACTCCCGAATTTCAGGTGTTATTATTCTATTCTTAAAGGCATCAAGTGTTAGCATAATTAAGTTTCAGTTTTTTTCTTACCGATATTATACTTAGATTCTAAAATCCAATCTCCCTTTTCTTTAAAGGAAAGAACCTTAATCTGATTCAGAGGAGCTATAGTATCTATTTTATCCGTTGATATTATACTCAATAATCCCCAATCTGACAAGAGGGATGCAATTCTGTTACGACGTTGTACGTCATTGATACTAAGATTTGTTTGCTTACCATCCAATGCAAACAACTCTTTAAAATGAACTATGTAATACTTACCACGTTTGTGGAGGATATGGCAAGATTGATATATCTTCTTTTCCTTACGAGAAGCTACACCAATTCTGGTTAGTGTCTCTCTCACCTTAAGGAAATCATCTGGTTCCTTAAGAGCAACCTCGATCATCGATTGCTCTGTCCATTGTACAAATTCTTCGGTCATTTACTGCCACCAGTGTCAATAAGGGATCGGATCTCTTTCAACTGTGATGTAGTCAATACCTGTAATGCTTGTCGTGCTTTTTCATTACTATAACCATAGTATGTTTTTACTGCGTCAAGATCATCAAGTGCAGACTTCTTCATCCAAGGAGAGAATCTCTTCCTAGGTCTGAGGGTATTTATAAAGTAATCGTACTGTAAACGCTTTGGTAAGTGATGAGCTGCATTCATTTCATTTGCGTGCAGCACAGAATCTAACTGACCTGATAAACATTTATTGATTACGAAGGGAACATATCCCTTCGTATCTTCTTCATCCCAGATGTCCTTCTTGGATTGATTAATGCTGTAAAGATAATCGTTTAGTTTAGTCACCACTTACACCATCCCAGTATTCGTACCAAGGATGAACGTAATCTTTTCTTTCATCAAGTACCTCATTAATAAGTGCCTTCAATTCTATTTTAAGTTGTGGTTCGATCAATGTCAATGGTGTAGGATTAAATGGTGGGTAAATAGGCTCACCATTTTCGTCTCTAGGATAAATGTTATCTGTACAACCTTCGGTTGCTTCGCCACTCATACCTTGAGTGTCTATCTTTTCGGTCATTAGAAAGTTCTTACAGGTCCAAATACGGTACGACCAGAGATATTGAATCTATAGATTTGTGTCTTACCTGAAGTAAGTTGAACTACTACTTCATCACCTTGTAATACAGCACTTTGAACATCCACTCCAAAAGTCTGAATGACTCCTGCTCTAGTGTCAATGAGTTGTGCACGTCCACCACGTGCTCTTGCGACAATGTTTCCCATTACTTGTACCAATCTCCTGTACTGTTGTTGATAGTATAGTTAACCAATAGAAGTTCTTTACGCTTGTCTTGGTCGGCACCATATGACTGTGTTGACCTCATTGTGTAGGTTAGATCCCACTTCAACTTAGAAAACTTAGGATATAATTCTTCTATATCCTTAGATGCATTATAAGTAATCATCATATTACCTTCAAAAGCATCACAGAGAGAGGCCAACTTAGTATGCGAAAAAGTTTTATGTAAAGACCCCTTACTACCATAAAGATTATCTTTAATACTGTAAGGTGGATCTAGAAAATTAAACGCATCAGGATTTATTACCTGAGAATAATCCTCATTCTTGATGTTCCAATTCCTAATTGCCTGAGAGTACCACAGTAAACTATTTATCCCATTTACGGAGAAGTTAGATTGAGATGCTTGCTTAGAGAAAGAAGAGTTCTCACTCAGTCCAGAGAAGGAACATTTATTACAAATATAAAAGTTAATAGCAGTTTGGTATATGTCATCACTTCCTTTCAACCTTTCCTTGGCCTTATCAAATGCATCCTTATGTGCTTTTAATATATCTTCTTCGCTATCGTACGCAGATAAGTCTGTCTTAATTTTAAACAAGTGCTGTTGCATCTGAGGACCAACATCTCTTAACGCAGTCCAGAATGCATACACTGGGAAGTAAAGATCATTGATTGTAACTTTAAGGTTAGGACGTATCTTAGTCAAAGCAATGGCCATAGAACCACCACCTATAAAAGGTTCCACATAATAATCATACTTCTTAGGTACATACTCTAGCAGTACCTTAGTAGCACGTGACTTACCACCTGGATATCTAAGAGGTGTTTTAAACTTTTTCATAATATAGGAACAAAGATGTTTTGGCCAAAATGCTCAGGTCTAGGATCAACTAAAAGGTCATACGCTATACTAGCACGAATACCATCAAACTGTCCACTAACTACACGATGTTCTAATGAAGCGTCACCAAAATACATCTGACCTTGATTGTTTGGTATCATAGTACCATTTTTAAATTCAGTTGTACTAGCTTTATCACTGATATGAATGAATCCGTGATAATCAGCATAAGAATGATTATGCCATTCTAAAGACTTAACACCAAGTTCTTCCTTTCTATGTACATTAAGCCAAGCGTGTATCCATATAGGTGTTCCTAATTCCCCTTTAAGGTTTTCGTATACCTGTCTCCAAAACTTATAGTACTCTGGCAAAGGAGTGCTGAGAGTAATAAGATTGTAAGCATTCTTAGAAAGAGTAGAATCATAATCTAAATGAGGTGGAATTTGAGGTTTAACAACACCTTCCCAAAGTTTATAAACTCTAGCAGTTTCTTTAAGAAGTTCATTCCAATTACAATCTACTGAATAAAATTTCATCAATAAAACTCCCTAAGAGAACTTGTACTTCCTATACGTTTTTTTATAAGGTCACCATAGTCTTCGTGAAGTTCGCAACCCAAGTAGTATCTACCCAATTGCTTTGCTACCATAGCAGTGGTACCAGACCCCATAAAAGGATCTAGTATGGTATCGCCTTCTTCTGATCCTGCTTTAATACAAGGTTCAATTAACTCTGCTGGATATGTTGCAAAGTGTGCACCCTTATATGGTTTCTTATTTACTGACCATACACTACGCTTATTCCTCTTAGTGTATGATTTGGTTAAACCAGAATGAGGTTGCAATCCTGTACCAGGATTGTGATACTTACCATTAGTTCTATCACGTGTACCCCAGTCTTGCTTTACTGGTTCTTTAATCGCTTCATTATCATAGTAATATTTTTTATCTTTACTGAATAGAAAAATATATTCGTGTGCCTTAGTACATCTATCCCTAACTGACTCAGGCATTGGATTAGGCTTGTGCCATATAATATCCTGCCTTAGATACCATCCGTCGGCTCGCATTGCGAATGCGAACATCCAGGGGATTCCGATGAGGTCTTTTTCTTTAACTCCTTCGATTCTATTTCCTCTACGAGGACACATATCTGGTAAGTCCTGTCTAGTATTTGAGACTGTTTGTTTTGCCAGTCCTTGTCCTCTCCCAGGCCTGTAATTATAGTAACTATCCCCAATATTAACCCAACAAGTTCCATCATTTGTGAGCACATTTTTTACCTCTCGGAATACTTTAACCATTTCATCTACATATTCTTCTGGACTTTGTTCCAGACCTATTTGATTCTCCTCATCACCATAGTTTCTTAAACCATAGTAAGGTGGGGATGTTACACACATCCTTGCACTGTTAGGTAGGAAAGCACCTAAGGTCTCACGACAATCACCAAATAGAATAGTGTCTTTCATTAATCAGCAAAATCCATTTCTTTGTACTTCTCATAAAGATCATTACATTTCGGATCACTCTTACGACATTGCCACAATTTCTGTAGCATATACTTAAAGTCTCCAAAAGGAACACGGACAGATAATCCGTTAAATTCTGGTTCAGTCATTTGTTTTTCCTGATAGGTACATCAATTGTCCAAGAAGATGATTCTAATTTAACTAGATCAAAGTTCTTCTTAAACTCCTTCTCTCTTTCTTTCCGTTCCTTCTCCATTGTTAATTCAATGGTTTCAATAGTCCTCTCACCATAATGAGTTTCTTTTATATCCAAGTATTCTAAGATAGAATCATCTATCATATAGAATAATGCATCCCAAGTCAAAGTATCTCTTAACTTAGTTGCAATAAGATCAATATCATTCCCATCAAGATATTCGCCAGTGGATATCTTTTTTGAATAATCTTCACCTTGAGATAATAGTTTTGCTCTAATTTCTACCAACTTGTTGAGGTTGATAGTGATTTTCACATCATCATCGATCGATAAGTCCATTAAGATAATCCTCCTTTGTTTTTTCTAGATGACAGTCTGGACAAAGTAGTTGACATTTATCAACTTCTTCGTACAAAACTTCAATACTTGATGTCAATTTTGGTGCAATAGTAAATGATTTAGTTCTAGGATCTATGTGATCAAATTGAAGCCTTTTTGTTGTACCACATTCTACACATTTACCACCAAGTCTTTCAAGTAAATGTTGCCTTCGTTCTTTTCTAAGTTTCCTTTGATCTCCAACACGTGTTTCTTGGTGTTTCTCATAATTGGCTTTTCTTAATGCTTTACAATGTTCGGGATTTTCCTCTCGATATTGTTGGGCATATACTTTAATTTTTTCTTTGTTCCTTTGAGAATATTTGGCATTAGTTGCATCATATCTTTCTCTATTATTTTCAATCCATTTTCTATTCATCTCTTTAGATCTTCTACGATGTTCTGGGCTATTTGCCCAAAGATCTCTTTGCTTCTGTTTTTGTTCTTCTCTATAGACAGGATCATTTGCATAACGTTCACGTTGATTTGCATTCCAAATATCTTTATATTTTTCTCTAGTTTTTCTGGCAGTTTCTCTTTTCTTCTCTACATATCCAGGTTCATTAGCCCAACGATCTCTGGCTCTTTCATTTATCTTATCTTTTACTTTAGGATACCGTTTCCTGCGAGTAGCATTTCTACAATCTTTACATTGTTCTCTATATTTGTTTCTGTTTTTTTCAAAATGATACTCACTTAATGGTTTTTCAATACCACATTTTTTACAAATAATCATTTGAATTCACACTCCAACATAATCTGTGTCATACAAGCCAAGAGATTGATCTCTTGATCTGCTACGAAAGCAGACTTATACTGATA